TTCGACAGATGGCATTCATTATATAATTGATGTGGATGGTTTCGAATTTGAAATGAATCATGTAAAAACTGAGTATGGCAGTGTAAAACATGATGATATAGATTGCTTTTTGGATGAAATTGGTGAATCCGATGCGCAAGAAGCTGAATTGATTGAAGATTTTGTAAGATTTCAAAATTACTTATTAATGTATGGAGTTGGATTTACTCTAAAAAATGTTGAGGAGGTAGAGTAATGAGTTATGAGTGTTCGAACTGTTGCAAAGAACTCGAAGACGAGTTTCTGGTAGTACAAGAGAATCATGTTATTCTTGCGTTGTTTAATGATGTTGAAAATTGTTTCTGTAGTCAGGAATGTGTCAATGATTTCTTGATGATTGAATCTAAGTACTTATCAAATGGAGATATACCATACGATGAAGAGTAGGTAGATTGCAAAACAAAAAACAAAAAACTTAGCATAGAGGATTTTCAGGAAATTGAGCGAATTATTGATAAAGGAGAAAGCAATAATGGAAATTCCAAAGTATAGAGCGTGGGTGACTGGTGCAGAAATCATGTACCAGCCACACGAAGCGTGGATCAACAATGGCGAGGTCTGGTTAAGTAATGCTAAAGGATTGCCAGAAAAGAAAGTTGCTGCTGACAAGATTATCCTATCACGCGCAACTGGATACAAAGACCATAACGGTGTCGAGATGTTCGAGGGGGATAACCTTAAAATCAATGATACCTATGCTGAAATTTACTATGACGGTTCTTGTTTCCTTGTATCGTTTATCGAAAAGGTTAAAGAAAATCAAGTCGATAAGAATTTCCTTGTCATTTTGACAGTCAAGGAACTGGTGGAAGATTACAAGGTAACAGTGATTGGGAATGTGTATGCAAACCCAGAGCTTAAAGAATTAGCAAAAGGATAAAAGGTGATAACATGGAAAAAGACAAGAGAACTGGTTGGCTAAAAGAATTAAAAGTCGGTGACGAGGTATTTGTCGCTTCTGGAAGAGGCGCGTGGGGTACAAGCTACACTATCTCAGTTGTCGAGAAGATTACTCCAACAGGAAAAATTAACGCAGCAGGGAAACAATTCTCTCCACAAGGGCATAAAAGGGAAGGTTATCATTCTACATGGTTAAAAGAACTAACTCCAGAAAATAAGCAAGAATACTTGTTAGAAAAACAACGTACTGCACTACTCATTAAAACAAGAAATGCTTTGAAAAATCTAAACTTAGATAAAATGAATACTAGAGAATTACAAGCTCTATACGATTACATAAAATTTGGAAATGATTAAAGGAGAAAAAAACATGAAATTGGAAACTGTATTATCTAACTTTGAGAAAGAAGGTATCGAACTATATATCGGTAAAAACTTTACAAAGGTTGAATTTTATGAAGACGTGGAGGTGAAGTAAATGGAATTTTTATTAACAAGCACGTCAGGGGAAGTTGAAAAACAAATTCCTAACACCACAATTAAAAAATACACAAAAAGAGAAGTTAGAACCTGTTCGACATTTGAAGAATTTGATAAGCGATTTTCTAGGGGAGAAGGCACTTGGCTTTCTAAAGGAGTTAATCATAAAACATCTAAAGGTCGAATACAAAGAGAATTCCCGAACGGGGCAGAGGGGCATTTTATCGAAATCAATTCGATAGAGGAGTTACTAGAATTTCAGAGAGAAGTGAGAAGCGAGCTGATAATTACTTCTGCAACTGATAATGAGTCAATTCCAGCTATTGAAATTTATAACTATTATAGGGAGTAAACATGAAAGATGTAGTTATGGCAACATTACCAAACAACGAACTGAACAGACTGATTAAAATTGAACTGACAGTCCATACAATGATTGAACGAGGTCTTATTGACGAAGAACAGTTCAATGAAATTATGAATGAAGAAGATTAAGGGGGAAGAAAAATGATACCAAAATTTAGAGCGTATGATGGTGGCTCATTAAATCGTATGTATCAACCGGACGAAGTGATGGTTGGAAATGGCGATATCTGGATTATTGATGAGGATTCTGTTGCTGGTGAATGGATTGTGAACAATGACATTCACCTCATGCAATCAACAGGCCTTTTGGATAAAAATGGCACGGAGATTTTTGAGGGGGATATTTTAAAATTTAATGACGAGTGGAATGAATATTGTCACGAGGGCTATGTAGATGGCTCGGTCGAAGGTGTTAATTACGTTGAAGTGGTGAAAGGTGAAGCTTGTTTTGAATTCGGTAAAACTAGATACCCCGAATCATCTCTATTCATTCATATGGAAGATGAACATCTTTCGTTCGCTGAATTGGTAAATGATAAAGATTTTGAGTTTGAAATCATCGGCAACGTATATGAGAACCAGGAGCTTTTGGAGGAGGAATAGATGGCAAAAATTGTACTAAAAAATCCTTACTTTGAGGAAGAAATCAAGGTAAAAGAAAGTTGCAAGCGTATAGCGGACATGTTGAATTGGATGGAAACAGGTAATATGGATTTTCTCCAATTACAACAGATTGAGCCTACTGAAACTATCATCACGATAAATCCTAAACACTTTGCCAAGATTGAATTTTACGAGGAGGAAGAAAAATGATACCGAAGTTTCGTGCGTGGGATACACATGGACAAAAAATGTTTTCTAATAATGAATTGATTATTTGGGGTGGTAATGTTTATTTGGACGAAAGCAAGGGACTTCCATGTAGAAATTTAAAATGTCGGTCAATTCCTGATGAATACCTCATGCAGTCAACAGGCTTGTTTGATGCGTTCGGTACAGAGATTTTCGAGGAAGATATAATTACCAAAAACGAAGGGGAGATTTTCGGAGTAGTTAGGTATGTTATTTGTCATAGTAGTTTATGTTTTTATGTTGAGGTAAATTATAAAGGAAGCGAGCTTACCTACCCTATAAATCCTAACTTCTCACGTTTTTACAAAGTCGCTGGTAATATCTATAAAAATCCAGAACTACTAGAAAACAAGGGGGAATAATTTGAAAATAGATACTACTAAGGTAGAGGCAGTCTTAATGGATAAGACTGTTTCTGCTTATCGTTTAGCAAAGGATACTGGTGTACCTCAAACCACGATCACGAGATTAAGAAATAAGGAACGCTTGTTTAAGAATATCACTGTTGAAACCCTAATCAAGGTGCAAACATGGATTGACAAGAATGGAAAGTGAAGGTAACTAGATGCTGACAGATGAACAGATTATGGATAAAATCAAAAAAGCAATCGCAAGCAGTAAAGAGTTTTCTTACGAAAGTGAGGAACTAATCAATGAATGTCTAAATGATATAGACTTATTCGGTGATGATTTCATGGTCTTTGCTAAATACCAAACATTCTACGAAGGCAACGAAGATAAGTGTGAGTTTATCGTGGACTATGTGGATGCTGACCGTCCTACTAGAGAAGAAATTATCGAATTTGACGCTCTGGAAGATGAAGAGGACTATCAAGCAATGCTGAAAGAATACGAAGAAGGTATTAAAAGTCTAAAAGGCTACCGTACAGAAAAAATGACCTTGAAAGACTTGCTAGAAAAATTAAGAAAGCAGAATACTATTTTTAAATAAAAAAAGAGCAGTGATCTTGATTCACTGCTTTTCTATTTCATTAAGCGACAGTCTTTTTCTTTGCGTCGATTTTAATTGTAGCTACTACTACCTCTCCATTCAATCGTGGAACGGTTACGTCGATTTCACGCGCTCCATACTCAGATAAGTAGTCGAGAAAATTCATCAGCGTTACATTCTCTGAGCTAGGTTTTAATACTCCCTGCTCATTCAATTCCTTTATCGAGATTGTAACGATAACGTCCTTATCTTCTAAAGGACAAGTGATGTCGATTGCTCGCTTATTTTCCTTATACGGTAGTTCTAGAATATCGATGAAGCGCATAGATAAGTAGTTTACTTTTTCTTGCTCTTCATGAAGTGTGTTTACTGCGTTTGCTGGTTTTTGTTGCGTCATAATTGGTTCTCCTTTTTCTTTCTTAAATATCTACTTCTGCGATTGATTTGCGATAGCTAGGCGCGTGAGCATATTGACAATAAAGTTTCCCTAAATCAAGTATAGGTTTGAACTCTTCAAAGTTACTTGCAAGAACGTAGCAAGGTTTATAAATACAGCTAAATGTGATAGCAACTTCCTCTCTTAAATCCTCTATAAACAGGTCAAGGGTTTCGTATTCATAAAGACACACTACTTCCCCTTTTTCCTCGAACAAGGCTTTAGCTAAAATAGATGTTCCGTTACCGTAAAAGACGGTATTCGCTGCTACACTTTCGTAGTCTTTCATTTCCAGACGATAGTACCTATCTGCTCTAACATCTCCGATAGACACCTCTTTAGGAACAGTGTAAAAATAGTTCTCTTGCTCCACTGCCAACGTAAACCTTCTTCGGACTTCTATCTGTTTTAGATAATCGTCAATTCCACTTCCTAAAGCCAACCCCTTTTGCAAAGTTTCAGCTTTATTAGTTGTCATGTTTTTATCAAGCCATTGTCCTAAAAATCTATGAACATATACCATAATTATTCTCTCTTTCTCATTGGTTTATATCTACATTGTAACTGATATTTTTAAAAAAAGCAAAAAAATGGAACAGTAGAAATTTTTATCTGATATAGAGTGACATAAGAAACTCACTGTGAGGAATTGTGTAGTATTGTTTCGTGATTTCAGAAGAGAATATTACCCCAATCATAGCATACTCATCTTTGTATCTCTCGTAGAGTTTTTCAAAATAATCAGGATTGCTAACGTCTCCATAGTTTAATTTTACAAGGGGCATTTTTTCTTTGTCAAAATAATCATCTATGTAGATTAGGATTAAAGAGAATGGACTATCAGGTTCTTCCACTAATTCAGCCGACACTACATCATAAGGTAAGATATACTCAGTTCTACACTTATCTAAAAGTCTCTCGTTTTCTTTGCTATCGTCCAATACTATATCGTGCATGATAGACTCTGAAATTTGAGAAATAGCATTGACCTCTGGGAGTGCAAATAAGGTTACGTTATTCCCTTGTGCTTTCTCATAGTAAGAAAGGCCACTATCTCCAAAAGGTACGGTATATAAATTGTTAATGAAATTCATAATGCGCACATGTAGACGATTATCTTTAGGCTCTGAAATGTTATCAAAGACAAAGAAGATTGTATCTCCTCGATAATACTTCTCTTCAAAATATCCCAATATCTTCCCGAGCAACTTATAGTGTTGTTCTGTGTTCCTGTCGTACTCGATAAAATACCTCTGACCATTTACAAATATTACTGCATCTGGGACAAGTGATATGAGTTTCGGATTGGTAGGGAAGAAACAAGTGATGTTCAATTCTCTAGGTGATAAATCCGTGGACTGTTCTACTATCCGTCTGCCAATTTTTAGTGCCAGCTTACGAGTGTTTAAATCGTGAGTATTGATGCTCTTGATACCATAAGTCCCTCCACTCATTTTATTTGTCATGAGGCTATAATGTGAACCTCTAAACTCTGTTACCTCTGTCAGTTCAGCAAGGTCTGGTATCTCTTGGATAATATCCAATAACCATGTCGCAAATACTTTAGGAACATACATAAATTTAGTCCTACCAACTTTATAGCTAGAGTTAAAATGACAGATAGGCATTCTGCTATTACCGATTAGAGAATATAAGTCCTCGTTACGTAACTTCTTGCCAGTGATGATATAATACTGGTCTAAAATCATTTCTCTTGAAAAGAACTTCAGACGGACTAGATGATACATAAGTAAGAGTGTGTCTTTGGTAAAAAATACTCTCTTCTTTCCGTTTGGGTGTGGTAGATAATAAGCTATTGCATTTTTAGGAATGGTGTCGATTTTCCTTTCCCTGCTACCTCCACTATACATACTTTTAACCACTTATTTTATCCTTTCATCAATACTTTTATTAAAAAGAACCAAAATTCACCACATAAGTCCCCTTTCTTGAAAAACTGGATACAGGCAGTTGTATCAAGGGTTTAGATGCCCTCATGTAGCTAGTCAATGTTTCCTTTTTTAAAAAACACGTTTTTCTGGGAACTTGAAAAACTGGATACAAGCAGTATTATCAAGGGTTTAGATGCCCTCATGTAGCTAGTCAATGTTTCCTAAAAATTTTGGTACTTTTTCTAAGATTATATCATAACTTCTCTTTTTTTAAAAACTATGATACAATGGAATAGTCATAAAGAAAGGAGAAAAAAATCATGGCGGTAAAAACTAAGTCTTTAGATGCTTTTGATAGTGATATCGAGAAACTACAAAAACAAATTGAAAAGGCTAGACAAGAACGTAAAAAGTATGAGGAAAGTGTACTTTTGCAAATTGGTAAAGCCTATGCGCAACTTGTCAATTTAGACAATAAAGATTTAACTGTTGAAGATATTCTAAAGAACATTTCAAGGGATGTTCAGGATAAAAAACAAGCGATTAAAAACCAAAAATCGCAAGAACAAAATCATCAACATCATCAACAGAATCATCAAGGATAAAATAAAAGCTAGTGTTGGTTCACTAGCTTTTTTGTTTTAAAACATATCTTCTTTTTCGTCAATAACCTCTGTTAATTCGGTATAAGATTGAACGTTTTGAGTAACTGTTCCTTGTTTCTCTGGACGGATAGTTTTAGCAATTTCTTGTATTATATCAACTGGATTGATTTCCTCTTTCGGTTTCTCTTTCTTAACCTCTGGAACGACTTCTTTTACTTTTTTCGGTTCTTCCTTATGTTCACTTATTTGTACCTCTTCTCCGTCTAAAGTTTCTGATTTTGAAGCCTTATTTAAGTCCGTAGTTGTCCCTTTTCTATCATCTCTTTTTCCGATATATTCTTTAGTTCGGTTGTTTCTTTCCTCTCCCTCTGCAAAGACATTTTCTTCTTCATCTTCACTGTCAAAGGATGATAAAGATAGATTGATAGGATTGATAACCTTCAACAAGGTTTGCCACTCTTCTGGTGTAAAATCATCTTCATAGTAGGATGAATTTTTGATATTCTCGATGTAAAAATCATCAACACACTTCTGCCAGATATCAAATGTTTCCTTGTCTATCTTCTTGGAAATATCAAAGTCTGGTTGGTAATTTTTATCTGTGAAAATAGGCATTTTGAAACTTGGGAATGAGGTGACTTTCATTGGTTCACTTACCTCGTTTTCAACTACCATGATACCCATAAATTCCATTTCTTCTAGCTTGCTAACGGCAGCTTGTGTTATTTGGTCAACCTCTTCGATTGTTTCAGTCAACTGCTCTTTATTGTCATCATTGGAAGCTAAAAGTCGTCCTTCTGCTCCACGGAAGCTAGAAGTCAATGACCACTTTTTTCCTGCTCGATCGTTTAAGTATTTTACTGTTTCTGGACTTTGTTGTTGGAACATAAATGCGTTACGATAAGATTGGAAAAGTGCGTTTGCTTTTTCTACTCCTACGTTGGCAACAGCCTGCTCATAAGTTTGATAGAAATGTATAACTGGGGTTCTAAATTTTCTGTTTTGAGCAAGAAAATCACTATCCCTCGCCATTAAGAACGTGTTTTTTTCGTCCTCAATATATGGGAATAAAGAATACTTATTTGGTAGTCGTCTAAAGGATGAACTTTGCATGATGATTTCAGCAACTTGGGCAACCATTTTACTATTGTTTCTACCTAATTCAGCGGATGCAGAATTGACTAATAGCACCCCTCCATATTTCAATAATACGTCAATGTTTTTAGTGGATTGAGAAAAGAATACACGTCTGACACGTTTGTCCATTGCAAGCCTACGGATAGTTGCTACAAGACCTTGGATATTCGCGTCAAAAGAAAAGGTTGGTTTGTTAGTTCTCGGATCGATATAGAATGAGTTGGTGAAATAATCAATCGAACTTTTTAGGTTGCTAATCTCTGAGAATTTATCTTCTAACTCACGCCCCTCGTTCCATAATTCGATTGGTTGATTTCCTCTAAAGAGTTCTTTATCTCTTCCAGAATTTACCCACTCGTCAAAGGCTTTTTCATACCTTATATCGTATTCAGCTTTCCAGTTATTGTAATCTCTCAATTCTTTCTGATAGATTACTCGTAGAATGTTGACACGTGAGAATATGAAGTTATTATCTGTCAGTAGTTGATAGAACTCTGAGAAGGTCGGTGCGCCACCGTTAAGGTGCTTATTGATATCTAGATCTGGTACTTTAGCTGAGGCTATCAGAAGTGTTACAAGGCTCTTTGTGTGTGCTTCTTCTGAGTTAAGGAAAAAGCTATTACCACTACTATTATTTCCCTCCGAGAAATCTCTAAAGAGGTCTGCAGCCAGTGATGATGCCATTTCTATATCTGCGTCAAAGATATTGATGGCATCTGTGTAAGGATTTAACGGATCAATGTCCCAGATAGCCTTTTTAGGTATTCCTACCTTTTCTAAAATGAAGCGACTATCTTTCACTAAGTCCCCTGTTGGTTCGTTTAGATAAAAACCACTTACAAGGTCTTTCCCTAACCCTTTTGTAAACCACTCCTCTATCATTTCTTTCTCTCTGATTTTCTTTGCTTCATCAGAAAGCGGTAATCTTTTTGCTCGCTTCTTAGCTCTTTTAACGTACCTAGAAAACTCACGTAGATAGATGACAAAATCTTCCGATAATGATACAGCAATAGGCTTGGCAAGTGATGATGATTTACCTGTACCGATCAATCCAAAAAAACCAGTATTTAATGATAGAGTATTAGGTTCCATGATGACTGGCGACTGCGTTTCAGAATCAATACCGATAGTCAATGAGAACATTCCTTTAGCTTCTGTATCAAAGATTAAATGTTCGATACACTCGTCTTTATAAAAGCGTCTGTTTATCCATTGTTCGACTAATTTGTGATACTTTCTAATATCAAAAATATAAGAGTTTGCATATAGAATGACTAGGATAAATACAGGTGTAATCACTAGGATTGCATTATACAATTCTGGTGATATAAATGGTATTGGTGAAGCAAGTAAACTCTCTTGGTTGTTATAACCTAAGAATGTTTCATTATGTGAGCTGAAGAGTGATGCTGAGTGGTATGTAGCTGATAAAGTCTTTAAAACATAGTTGCTAATTGTCAGAATGATTAAACTTAACTGTGCGATTATTGCCCCTCCAAACGAAGCAAGTAATCCTTTAGTCATTAACTCAACACGTTTAACTCTCTTAACCTTGTTAGGACGCTTTAGAGGCTCATACACCTGCCTGCTCGTTATCCTAGTATGCCAGACACCCAGATATAGCTGAACGCTTGTAAAAGCCAGCAGAATGAAAAATAGAGCCATATAAGAAGTGTCTGATATTGTATAACCAAAGACAAGGGTAAACAAAGAGAAAAATGCTAGTCCACTACTTGCTACAAAAAAGAACGTGAGTAACCCTCTTAAAGCTATAAGTACATAGTCAAAACTAGCCTTTCCGTTTATCCAGAATGGAAGTCTTTTAAGAATGAATTTCAATAGTTTATCTCCTCTCTACATGATAAATTTCAGCATTTCAATGATGCCTATTGTCAATACAGTTATAGCAATTCCTCCGAAAAGAAAGAACCGTCTTTGAAGCCCACTACTATGTTTTTCATTCTCGGTTATAATCTGCTGATAGTAGAATATAGTTGATTGGATTTGAGCAAATTTCCAGACAACTGCAACTATCAAGAGTTGGATAACAGTAAGCATATCCTTGAACATTTCAGATGCGTCACCAGAATTAACTTTCATTGATTCAAGATAAGACATAGCTAGTAAAGGTACGAACCTAAACAAGTAAATAACAATCAAGGAGATAATTACCCAAAGGGAGGATAGATATTTCCACTTGACATTCGTAGTCTGCCGATTTATAAACCAAACTAACAGTCCTCCCACTACTACTATCCAAGGGACGATTTGGAAAAATAAAATTATCCAAGAAAAAATATTGTGTACCATGATACTCCTTTCAAAAAAACGAAACAAGTCTTTGTTTCGTTTCTGGTTTAATTAGAACTCAAACGCACTAACGACTTTTTCCTTTGAGCTAGCATCTGCGATATAAGAACAGTAAACAGTATATCTCTGGTCATCCTCTGGCCCTGGAAATCGTCTTGCTCTGTCAACTTTAACAAAGATAGGCGTTCTTTTAAGTACAAAATCTGGTGTAATTCGTGCGTCAGAATTTAACTTAACGATTGCTCCTGCGATGTCCTCTAACTCGATTCTGTGACCTCGTGTTATATCGTAAGCTACCACGTAAGCCTTGTGAGTCGAACCAACCAATTTATTTTCGTCAATCAATTTAAGGATTTGTTCTCTTGGTGGAGTTTCTAAACATTTAGAATCAGCAAGAATTTGATTTTCAAGTCCTTTACCCTCCAAGTAGGTTTGTTCTTCTACTAGCTTGAAACGAATTTGTTCTCCCACCTTAAATTTGGCAGCAGCACTTGGAACTATTGATTCGTATAAGTAGCTAATCCTTCCTCTAGGGATATATACAGTGAAATAATGATATTCTTTTTTCGTACAAATCACATAAATACCACGGTTACTTGTTTGAGCGATAACACCATTAAAAATACTTGATAACAAACTATCTCTTTCTTCTTTCAAGCGTTCAACAACTCTTTGATTGCGAACAAAACTACCTTTAAAATTACCTTTTTGGTCAATCTGAGTTCTTATATCATCTTCTACACGAACTTCTGCAATCGTAGATTTTATATCAGCACACGCTAATTGCTCAGCACGTTCAATGCTCCCTTCAGCGTAGTAGTTATTCCAGATTGTTTTGGTATCGTATGAGTGCGGTAAGATACAACGTTTAAGATTGACGATTTTACAACTTACATACCGCCCAATCATATCTTTTAAATTAGTACGTGGAAGTCTGGTCATACCAGCTTTATTTGAGGGAACATAGATTTTCAATTCTGAAAAGATATGGTCTAAAGGAACTAAAACAAGATAGTCAATGAATACGATTTTACTCTCGTCCGTTTCGTGAGGTGTAGGCATGGATTCTATTACACTCTCTATCAAGGTAGGAATCACTTTGCTTCGCGCTATATTATCAAGATAAACTTGTGGCCTTTTATCAGTTATAGATGGTTTCGCTAGTTCGTTAATTTCTGCAACTAAATTCCTTGGAATAAACTCTAAATGAAACTCATCCTTCTTGTTGTAGTCAAACCAGAACTCGTCGGTATCATTTTTATCTGCGATAACAATATCACGGATACGTTTATTATCTTGGGTTTCGTAAGTCGCATTTGGGTGCGATTTGTGTATCAATTTTAAAGGTAACATATTATCTCCATCATCTCCTAAAGATTAATTTTTTGTCTATACTCTATATTTTAACCTTTAACCACCTAAAAAGGCAAGCTATGATAGACAAAATCCCAAAAGCAAAATTTGCCTTTGGGATGTGCTTTTTATTTTAAAAAATATATTCAAAAACAAGGGCAATTACAAAGAGTAAAATAACCACTCCCAATGCACCAATTTTAATTTTTTTCTGATAAATTCCAATGAGTGTAAATAGCAATACTACACTTGGGACTACAAAAACCATGCTTTCTCTCCTGTCTATCCAATAGTTGAAATAAATAATATCTATTTTCTTTTTGGATAAAAGTTATCCATTTTATAAATAAGTAAAATTCCCTTTTTGGATTTATTTCATCCATTATCTAAAAGTCAACGACTACCTTTTTCTTTTTCTAATTGTTGTCGATAGTTTGATAGTGCCATTCTGATAGTCATGGTTTTGTTATTTTTCATACCTAACAACTCCATAATAGCCATCATATCGTCATACATTTGTTCATCTGGTTTCAAGTGTAAGGCAGGAATTTTTTTCGGTCTTACATGTTTGAGTTCTGGTTCATTTTGAACTCTCCCTCTACCAAGTGCAGTTTCTTGTTCTGTTACTAACTTATCCTTGATACCAAGCTCGTCAAATGATTTAGTTTTTATTGGGCCGCTAACTTCTCTTATTTGAAATCCTTCTGGTCTTTTTACTACCATGATATTCTCCTTTTTCTTTTATTTATTTACTGGATAGGCTTCATTTATTTTATATCCATAAATGATACACTTTTTATCCATTAGTTATTTATTTAATGGATGCTACATATCTACTAACCTTAATAAAGTACGCTCTGTTTCTCTGTAAAATCGTTCCAGACTTGCATTTAGTTTTTCCTTTTTCTTAAATTCAGTAAGAGGTAGATACAATTCTTCAGCTTTCTTTACGCTTATACGTTCTTCAATATACCCTGCGCAAGTGTCTGGTTCTTCTCGACGTAGTTTATTGAGTTCGTTCCTCATTCTCATTCCTAAACTTTTATCGTCTAGGCGATTTCCTAGCAATACAATCTTAGCATTTACTAAACTACCATTCCTATCACGATTCCCTTTTTTGATTTCAGCAAGGTTTTGTCGCATGACTGGTATGATGTCGTAGGTTTTATTCGTTTCATCAACAACAACTGCAATAATATCGGATACTGCGTAAGTTGCTCTTGTAGGGATTTCATCATCATTGTGTGTATCAATAAGGATGTAATCATAGTTTTCTTTAAGATATTTCTCGTTATCCCAATACCAATAGATAAGAGATGCTTCAACTATCTTCTGTAAGCTATAAAGTGTAGTAGTTTCTGCTATCAAGTCAATATTGTCAGTAATCTTGATAGGGGCAAAAGGTAAACCTTTAAAAAGCATTTCAACTGTATTCTCTGGTTTGATTTCAGAAAGTAGTTGTTCTTGGCTTAGTTCATGCTTTCTAGCATAGTAACCGACAAAACGTTTTGTGATGTTCATGTTTGTATCAGTTCCGAGAGTTAGGACGCGATATCCTTTTTCTGCAAGCAAGAAGGCAGTATTGAAACATAGGGTAGATTTTCCAACCCCTCCCGCCTTAATATTAAATGAAATAATCTTCATATTTTATCTCCAGTCTTTGATTGATTTAGATATATTATAGCAGAAGTATTTTCAATTGTCAAAAAAATGGATTAAAATTATCCATTTTATATCTATTAAGTGGACTAATGTTATTTATAAAGTAAATACAAAATAGATATTAAATAAATAACGTTTATTTAATAGATAGAATCATGGATACCTTAAACATTCATCTTTGAGATTTACTATTCAGCTTCAGCGCTTCTGTATGCATAGTTGATAGATGAACGATTATCCATTCTGTATCTATTAAATAGATAGAACTTATTTATATAATGAATCAAAAATGGATAAACAATAGATAATTATTATTTATTTAATAAATAAAAAAGATGAACGAGTTAAACATTCATCTTTGAGATTTGTTATTTAGCTTGTGCAGTTCCGTCTGCGTAGTTGATTGTAGCATTAGGAGAAGTGTTATCCAGTATTACATACGATATATTTCCCACATTGGTTGTTTTTCCTTGGGATTCTAACTCAATCGGTTGCTGGTTGCCATCCTTGTCGAAGGATGTCCAATACATAGCAATCTTACTAGGAATTAGGTCGTTTCCTTGATAAATAGGGAGAACATAATAGTCAAGGTATTTATCTGAGTTTTTGCGTAACCACTCTTTGAGGTTCATTTCATAGAATATCATAGAGTAGTAGTTGCTGCGGTCAATTTTTTTATCGTCCATTGTGCCAGCGTTTAGATAACGTGTGATTGGGACAAGGTTTTTACCCTCTGAGTTCAATCCAGAAAATAGATAACCCACTAGATGCCCACGGTTCATAAGCCAGTTCTCTGATTTCTTGCCGTTAATAGTAGCAGGTAGTTTGTAGTTGTGCCAACCAACAGGATTGTAGGTGATTTTATCTTCTCGTTCCTCTTTTGGTGCGTCCTTGATGTTTAATTGGATGTGGGAGTATGTCGCACGTCCTAGCTCATCATACTCCCCTAGTTCAAGTTGTTTGCTGCCATTAAATGCTAGAGGGGTATAAGTAACAGTAGTAGTGCTAGTAGCATCCTGTGAACCGTCTGAATGCTCATTATCGGATATTGCACCCTCTACTTTCTTCTTAACTTTATCTGCTTCACTATTGAATTCCTCGATAGCGCCAGAATTTTTTACAAAGGATGAGCCTTGTTTGAAAATATCAATCGGATTTACTCCAACCTTATTTCCTAACCAAAATCCAAAAGCAATAATCAGAAGTCCTGTAAGGATGTTACCCAAACAACCTAACCCACAACCTTTTTCTTTATTTCTCATAGTATTCCTCCTCTTTCTTTTATAGATTTAGTCAATCTTTGTGATTCTGTCATTGTTAAATCAGACAAGTCTTTATTTTTCTCAAAGAGAATGACTGAGTGTGTCTGCTTTAAAATGATAGCTGATATAGATTTCTTAGCGATAGTTGATATTCTATGGATCACGGATGCGATACCTTGGGAAGATAAAGGCTTTTTCTTGAAGTTTAAGAATAGTGAACCGATGGTAGCATCAGCACTATACCATTTATTACGTTCCTTAAGGTATGGTGCGATATAGGGGATAAATTCCTCAATGATAGATTTTTGAATGTGTTCTCCTTTGTAGCTAACAACTGTCAAAGTTCTTTTTCGTAGGTCTATATCTCGGTAACTAGTTTGTGCTAATTGCTCAATATCTACTCCAGTACCAGCAAGCAAGGCAACAATAGCTAAATCCCTCTCTTTATTTCTCTCCCAATTATCTGCTTTAGCTTGGGTGGAGAAGTAGGTCACAAGAGAATTGTCAATCATTTCCAGATAGTCTAACATTTCTTGTAAATCATAACTTTCTACATAGCTATCGCTCGATTTAGGCTTAATAGGTGATGAAAGGGATGCTACTCCATAAACTACGTCCCACTCATTCATCACGTTACGATAGAAGTGAGGTGCTTGTTTATCAAGTGAGAAGGATGCTACAGTGTAGTAGTGCCAGAATCCATTTAAAATCTTAAAAACTTGTTTTTTTCCATTAGCTTGAAGCCTTAAAGATAAGATGTAATCATTTACTAATTCTAGTGGTGTTTGCTCTAAGTCCTCCATAGTTATTTCACTGATGGATTTTTTAAGATGCTTGTCAGCATAAGATTCCAGAAACTTTTTCAGCTCCAGCAATTTGTAATAACTAGAAGTGTTTCTTTTATTAGTAGTGAAAAAGTAGTCCAAATATAATTGAATATCTGGAGATAAAAGATGTTCCAGTTCTTGATAATTCTTTTCTAATTTATTCATAATGTATTTTCAATTTCTCTTTTTATATACTACTAGGATAACAGAAAAACATAATTAAATCAAAGTATGATAAGAGAAATCTCTTTGTTTATCCTCCTCTTATTAAAAGTGATAGTAACAGTAATAGTAGTGAGTAAATAAAAATGCTCAAAAACCTTGATATAAAAAGGTTTTTAAAATCTAAAATAACAAAAGGTGGGCTAAAAA